CCCAAGACACCAGACTTTAAGGTTTCTACTATAGAATACCAAGTAGAGTCAGGAACGAACTGGGGACGACTAGGAGACACTGACGACTATTTCTGGGAAACACCTAATGAACGAGCAACTACTGAGAACAAACCACATAGTAGTGAGGAATTTCTTATCTAAAGAGTGGGCAGAGGAGATATACGTAGATTTCCGTGATCGTGGTAGAGTAGATTCCGCGTTCAAGGACGGATATAGTGGTCCTTGCTACTTCTATGAGAGTCCTGTGGGCGGACAAGAGCTTCTATACTACATGACACAGAAGATGGTAGATCATGTAGGAGAGCGTTTGTATCCGACATACTCTTACTTGCGTTGTTACAACAAAGGATCGTATCTACCTCTACATGATGATCGTCCTGCGTGTGAGATAAGTGTGAGTATACATCTAGGATCAGATAAACCATGGGAGTTTATCATAGAGGATCCAGAAGAGAATCCTACAGAGGTAATACTAGAGCAAGGTGATGCAATCATCTATCTTGGTTGTGTAGGCACTCATGGTCGTAAGGGTAAGTATGATGGTGATCATTATATACAGCTGTTCTTACACTATGTGAGAAGCAGAGGACCTATGCAATGGTGTATCAATGATCTAAATAGAACTAAGTTGTCAGATGGTTGGCAGTGGAAACTAGTTGATGAATACAAAGAGTTACTGGAGACGAACTATGGTAATCAAAGTAGATAAAAGTGAAGAGTTTAAAAAGAGTGGTAAGAAACTCATCTCAGAGTATGATGCCGACAAATGGATAGACAGAATTGCAAAGAATGATGAAAGAGAGTTGTGGGAGATGGAAGTAAAGAAAGAAATGTTGAGCGAACACGGATAAATAAAAACAGCCTATTGCTGTGTCTAAATGCCTTCCTTTCAAACATTCAAGGATTTGAGTGTTACATTTAAGAAACATCCTGTTACCGATGATTTGGTGGCAGTGAAGGATAAAGCTGCGATTGTTCAGTCAATCACATCTTTGTTGCTTACAAGGAAAGGAGAAAGACCATTTCAACCTGACTTAGGTTGTGATATACAAGACATTCTATTTGAACCTCTAGATTATGCATCTGCTGGTACTATTAAACAAGAAATTAGAAACACACTCAGTCGCTATGAACCAAGAGCGTTCGTAGAACAACTAAGATGTGAACCAGACTTTGAAAACAATGGTTATAATGTAGAACTACAGTATACCATAACTGGAAGAGACGACATACCAGTGGCAGTAGAGTTCATCTTGGAGCGTACACGATAATGCCTTACACACAGGTTTCTAATTTAGACTTTGAAGATATCAAAACTTCTCTCAAAGATTATATGAGAGCACAGTCAGATTTTACTGACTATGATTTTGAAGGATCAGCATTATCTACTATAATTGATACACTCGCTTATAACACCTATTATACAGCGTTTAATACTAACATGGTAGTCAATGAACTATTCATTGATTCTGCCACCTTGAGAGACAATGTAATAGCGATTGCGAAGCAACTAGGGTATAGACCTAAGAGTGCTACGTCTCCTACAGCATATGTTTCTTTTACTGTAACCTATAGTAACCCAACAACTGATACAGAGCTAATCCTGAAGAAAGGAACAGGATTTATTGCTTCTTATGATAACAACGTGTATCAGTATGTTGTAACTGATGATGTAAAGGCACAAGTTATAAGTAACGTTGCAACATTTACTAATGTTGAGGTAAAAGAAGGAACACAACTTGTTAATACCTTTACTGTTAACACAGCATTAAAAAGTCAGAGATTTATACTTGATAATCAGAACATTGACACTAACACAATTAGTGTAAAAGTATTTCCTACTGGAGGTAGCTTCAGTGAACCATATCTTGTAGCAGATAATATTCTAGGTGTTGATGGTACATCTAAAGTTTTCTTCCTTGATGAAATTGAAGACGAAAGATATGAAATATTAATGGGTGATGGTGTTCTAGGTAAGAAGTTAGAGAACAATGCTCGTATTGAGGTGTCTTATTTAACAACAGCAGGACCTGAAAGTAATGGAGTTCGTACATTTGTCTTCTCTGGTGTATTAGAGAACCCTAATGGTGTATCTCCAACTTCATTTACCACATCTATTACATCTACTGTTGCCTCTGCGGGCGGTGAAGAGATAGAAAGCACTTCTAAGATAAAATACACTGCTCCTAAAGCATACGGCACACAAGACCGTGCAGTGACCGCACAGGACTATGAAGCAATTGTGCGTCAAGTATATCCTGCTACCAGTGACATCGTTATATTTGGTGGTGAGGATCAGGATCCACCTGAGTATGGAAAAGTTTTTATTGCATTGAAACCTAAAGATGCAAGCTATCTAACATCATTGACAAAAAATGATATTGTAGAGAAATTAAAGAAATATGTTGTTGCATCTGTAGAACCAAAATTAATTGATCCTTCTATTCTCTATGTTGAGATGATGAGTAAGATCTATTATAATAGTTTATCAACAGATCAGACACCATCACAGATTAGAGACAAAGTTATTGGTGGTGTACAGTCTTATCTTGATACAAGTGATACTGAAAAGTTCAATGGTAAGTTTAGATATAGTAAGATGGTAGGTGTAATTGACGATGTAGATAAGTCTATCAATTCCAATCTCACAAGTGTCACAATGAGAAAGGATTTCTATCCTTCTCTTAATTCTACTTTCTATTATGAAGTATGTTTCCAGAATGCATTTGATAAGGACTGTGACGATCCAGTCCTTTCTAGCACTGGATTTAGAGTCACTGAGTATCCTAACTTTGATGTTTATGTTGAAGATAGGAATAGTAAAATAGTGCTATATAGACTAGATAGCGTAACTGGTGAAAAAGTTGTCCTAGACAGCGATATTGGAGACATAGATTATGAAAAAGGCGAGCTTAAAATGTATGCTTTGACTATCATTAAAGGTAGTTTCTTTGATAACCGCATTTCACTAAGAGTAAAACCCCTATCAAACGACATCAAGGCAATGCGTGAGGTATACCTTGACGTTGACGTTGCTAATTCCTCATTCACTGCATACAAAGAGTAAATTAAATGCCCGCTGTAAAGACTAAGAGAATTTCCACTCTCATTGAATCGCAGCTTCCTGAATTCATTAGTACAGAGTATGAACTTTTCAGTAAGTTCCTCACAAAGTATTATGAACAACAGGAGGTACAAGGTGGCACGTTGGATATTATCAACAATATCCAAAAATATGCAGATATAGATTATTATGAAAAAAACTTACTTAGACAGTCTGATGTGTTGGACGTTAGTATCACTGATACTGATGATACAATTGTACTACAAGATGCAACGAGTTTTCCAGAGAAAAACGGATACGTTAGAATAGACAACGAGATTATCTTCTATGAATCACGAACAAGCACAACTTTATCAGGAGCAGTTAGAGGTGTCAGTGGTAACACAACTCTTGGTGATCTTTATAGCTCGTCAGAGTACACCAGCACAGATGCAGCACCACATAATGCTGGTCAGAAGGTTCTTAACGTAAGTAATCTTTTCTTATATGCATTAGTAAAGAATTTTGAAGCTCAGTATCTTGGTTCATTCCCAGAAAAATATCTTAGAGGAGAAGTAGATAAGAGAACTCTGATTAAAAACATTCAGAAGTTCTATAAAGCAAAAGGAACCACTAGTTCCATCAAATTTGTTTTTAATACTATTGTCGCAAAGGATGATAGTAACAAACCAGAAGTTTATAAACCAAGAGATTTTACATATAAGTCATCTGACGCAGATTGGATAAACGTATATGCACTTAAGTGTAAACTTGTATCAGGTGATATCAAAAATTTAATTGGAAAGAAGATTGTACAGACAGCTACTGAAGAATATGGATATGCTGATGCTGTAGTAGATAACGTTTATGCTGACGGAACTTCTGACAACGAGGTAATTTATAATATTGTATTAGCACCAGAGACAGTCAATGGTTCTTTTGAGGTATCAACAAAAACAAAACTAATAAAACCAGTAGCAGGAACAGATAGCACTGGAAATAGAATCAATGTATCATCTACTATTGGTTGGGGTAAGACTGGATCTATTCTCTTAGGAGAGGAGACAATTACTTTTGAGGAGAAGACTGTAACTCAGTTTATTATCAAGGATAGACAACCATCAGGAGCTATTGCACATACTACTGGAACTTCTGTATACAGACCAGTTACTATCAGTGGTAGTGACGTTACTCTTCTTACATTTGGTGTAATCTATAATTTAAAACCAGACAGTACACAACCATATGCTAGTCCTGGCGATGAAGTACAAGTATCTAATCCTGGTTTTGAGACTAATGATCCTAAAATTATTGATCTGTCTACAAACCAAGTAAGATGGTTACAAGATACAGGAAATGCACCAGATGTTCCAACTTTACCTAGCATTC